GCGGATGGAGCAGGCCCCATTGGACCCAAACGAATACGGTTAAAATCCGGTGGAGGGCTAGCCACCCCTCCAACAAGCTATAATTATTCAGGACACGATATTGAAGATGTCCCTCCTGAACTTCCGCCGCACTTAAAAGTGCCGCGATGTAACGTCCCGACTGGACGACCAGATAGGCGATCCAGTCCCCCTTCTGACCACGAGTCAGAGGCAATTAATTATTCCGAGAGTGAACACCCTACGTGGCCTTACAGCTACGACAAGTGTTTCGCTTTCACGCCATTTTATGGATCTATTCACGGTTTTGTTTGTTTGCATTGTGCGAATGTTAAGCAGACTATGAACACGATTCAATGTTTAGGCTGTAAAACTTACATGCCTTTTGTAGGGCTCACAAACTATTGTGGTGCCTGTACAATGAACCACCCACATTCTGTGAGTGTCACTTCCTCTTCGGAGGGCTTGATAGCCAGATTGTTGGGTCAACCCGAAATTGCGGCTCCCAAACCCGTTTCTGAGCGCAAGCGCGCTCTTGCCAAAGTTTTGGACGAACTCATCGACCCACTCCGGGAAGATATCGACCAAGATTTGCTTGAAAGTCTTCTAAGTATGCGAAACAACATTCTAGAGACTGGAGACATCCAGGCCGCATTTCAAACCATTAGTGACAACGTAACTCTCGAGTTGCAAGGTGCAGTCCAATCTATGCCCGGCGTGGGCGCAACATTGGAAAATGTATCCGAAGCAGCTGAGAGTTTTACTGCACTTAACCCTAGCATAACCCAGACATTGGACTCTATACGCCAACTGGCTGAAGTAACATCTGCGACGGTTCCAACCGCTGCCTCTATTACAGAGGACGCCAAGGCCGCGATGGATACTTTAACAGCGAACAGTGCTTCCGTCGCGGAGGACACTCGAGCTGTGATGGCCCAATTCTCTACTTTGCTCACCAGCATGACTGCTGGTGCCACCAACCTGTTGAAATCCCCCGCCGTCACGGCAGCCCGATTGATAGGTTACCTTGCTATAGGTGTTTGTTTTTGTCTGCTCGTCAGGAAGATATTTGTTCTCTGCCGCGAATCCTTCGCGACTGTGAGCGTATCTTTCATCGTGGACTCTATTAAACCGACCCTTAAGTACTTGGCCATTGCCGCCATTAGTGTACCCGCATTAGCTATTTTATATAAGTTCCTGCAGGGTGCCATCACCGCCATATATTTTCCCCATGGAAAACCCGAAGATATGTTAGACGGTGATGAGGAAGTTTTGTACCAAACTCAGAGCGAGACGCCCTCTTTCTTAGGTTTGTCTTCTGTGCTGGCTGCTTTCACAGCTGCCATAGTTTCTTACACCACGAACAAGCAAATGGACCCAGTCTCTTCTATTACTTCGGCCATCAAGGTCATGAAGCCGCTAGCAGGTGGCTTTACTACGGCATTGGAGGCTGCCAAGTTCATGTTGCAGGCCCTACCAGTCAGTATTCAGTCTCATTTGAGCACTGCTTATGGCTGGAATTCTCACTTGGATTTCAGACCTCGGGATTCTAAGAATTTTGAAACCATTTGGAAGTTGGTTGCAAGAATAGACACAGACGAAACTTGTCTTTGTGAACCCTCCTTTTTAGAGGAGTACCTTCGGTTGTACGATTGGTTGACCACCAGCACTGTAGGCGCTTTACTTCAGAGTGACTCGCTAGAGTCAGTGGTTTACAAGTACACACGTGCTTCCATGCTTAGGCACTTGGACGTCGTGCGTTCTTGTAAAGCCGGTATGAGCACACAGCCCATGCCGGTTGCTGTTTGGCTCCATTCCCAGGCATCTGGGGTTGGAAAATCGACTTTAGTTAGAGCGATAATGTCCTCTTTGTTTCCGGACCAAGAACCAGGCAATTTGCTTTACACCGTCTCTTCTACAAGTTATTGGGACAATTATTTTGGTCAGAAAGCCGTTCTTTATGACGACAATCTGCAAGGTAATGACCCGGTTACAAGACAGAGGCTTGTCGACCTTTTGCAGTACATTAGCCCAAATAAGTTCACGGTTGATAAAGCGTTTAAGAAAGGCGCTAGCTTTACGAGCGAGGCCATCTTTTGCACTTCTAATGCCACAGTTGAATCCGTCGCCCAAGGGAAATTAGCCAACGCTGACGCGTTCATCGCTAGATTCCACAGGAAAGCGGGTTTTAACATCCATTGCATTTTAAAGCCTGGCTTTACCTTGCAGGATGGTAATTGTGACATTGACAAGCTTAGTCAACAGTCGGATGAATTCCAAGCGAATTTCGAGCATCTCGAGTTTCGGATTATGGCGCCTCAGGATAAGAGGAGACCCAACGAACGTTCTTATTATTCCAGAACTTTTTGCGAGCTCGTCAATCAACTGAAGGGCGCCATACAGTTTTCTCAGTCAGAATACCAACGCTTGGAGCGGCTCACCGCTAACGTGACTAAGATTCATTCTGGAAATGATATAGCCGAATCGAAAGCTGATTTGAAGGTCATGGAAGTCAAAAAGGCTTCAAGGCCTGACCGCCGTCACGGTGCTTCTAAACGGAATCAGAGATCACGTCCGAAGAAAGCTTCAAAGACAAATGTGAGAAGGAATCAGATGTACAAAGCGTACACTGAACCGTCCACGAGTCTTGTTCGTGAGCCACCCAAGACCTTGCCATGTGCCGCTACTTTTGAATGCCAGATGGCAGTGAAGAACAGGGGCAAGAGACGCGCGAGGGCTGATAAGAAGACCCCCCACATTTGCTTGGACTTCAATGCCGGTGAATGTAGGCGCGTTTCGTGCAAATACAGACACGTACCCATCAGTTTGGACGATTTGAATGACATGGAAATGGAGTATATCAAAGATTTTGCTCGCAAGATCAATTTGATTGACAACAAGTCCGCTGACATTCCACGCTCGGCCACCGGCTCGGACAAGGAATGGTGGATCACCGCCATTGCTATTAAGCTGGGCCTTTTTGACGAGTTCAGTAGCGATCGAAGAATTTCTAAAGACGTGCCACCGCCTCCAACGGCTTTGCGCGCCGATAGTTCTTCCTCCGGCTCCGAGAGTTCTCGCAGGATTATTCGTGCCGCTCGGGCACGCAATCGACCATTGCGTTCTAAGGAAGAAGAGGACTCTTCTGAGGAGCCCGGTGTGGACCCAGCTTCCGACACAGTGTTTATGGATAGTTCAGATTGTGACTATAATACTTTCATCAGCACATATTGTGCTGCTAATGAACGGGGAAAAGAGCATGATCGTGAGACTAACTTTAAACCCGATGGTGAGACACACTTGCCTCCCGTGGAGGAGTTCCTCGACGATAGTTATTGGAACCAGTTCATGGCTAGCGATGTTTTTGAACCGATTCGGAATTGGAAGGAAGTGGCAGCCAGAGCTTACTCAAAAGCTCAGGATTTGCATATTTGGACCGAGGCAGCAGCTAGCGATTTTGGAGCCAACACGGCCGAGGCCCTGTTAGAATTCCAAATTAGCGCAACGAACCACCCTGTCGTTAAGCGGCTGAGAGAGCAATTTCTTGAGCGCATTTCAGGCGTTCCCTGGATGAAAATCTTTGCTGCTTTGGGCACCATGATGACTGTAGCCACAGTTTGGAGGTGGTTTTCCAATTCTGCTGACGAAGACACAGACGAGTTCATCGTCTATCAGAGTAGGCAGAAGAGGGACCACGGTACCAAGCGGTCGCAACTTTACGCTGCCCATCGCAAGCGCGATAGGCGCCTCAACCCCACACGTGGTGACAGGGCTTATGCGCTTTCAAACAGGTTTTCTGTTTTGGAATCACAGGCTGGCTATTCGGTAGATCCCGATGATCCCGATTCCGTCCCAGATTGTGACATGATGGGAAAGGTGACTCGCAATTGTTGCACACTTTATTTGGAAGACGGTTCTTTTGTTCATGGAATTATGGTCAAGGGCACCACTTTGATGCTCAACCGTCATTTCTTTTGCGTGAGAACCGCAGATGGTATTGGATACATGAATGAAGGAGATGTTTTCTTTGTTGACTTCCCAGACCGCGATGCGCCAGTTCCTGTCGTTTTCGAGAGGAAAAGGTTGTCCGAGCGAGAGATAGGGAGTTCAATAGCCGATTTGGCATTTTACGACCTGCCAACCGGCGGACCCAATACCTTTGACTATTATTCGGACATCACCAAGTTCTTCATTACCGATGCGGAGCTTGCGAGGACAGTTTCTATCGGAGACGCCACGCTAGTGGGTTCGGAAGATGACCGAGTCATAGGCCGATCGGTCGGGTTGACTACCCGTGTCGAAGAGCATGTCAACTGGGACAAGCATATCGCTGGAGCCGCTAATAACATAGTTAGGGGCTCTATCAATACTGTTGTGCCAACTTTCTGGAGATACTCAGAGACCAATCCTGGGGATTGCGGCAAGATACTTGTCAACGATTCCAAGCAAGCCAGGATCGTTGGTATGCATGTGTTTCTCCGGAGGGAAAAGACAAGTGGACGATGCAATGGTTTATCTATGGTAATCACTAAAGAGCGACTTTTATCTGCTCTTGGAGAATACACTAGCCCAACCGCTGAATTGTCTTACCAGATCTCTGATGTGACTTTGGACTCCAAGCTTGTCCGATGCGGTGTCGTGACGGACATGCCAGTGGGCAATTTTGAACCCATCGGTTTTGTCTCCAAGGGTGTCACAGGTGCTTCGACTACTAAACTTCAGCTCAGCCTCATAGCTGATACTGACTCAAAAGTGGTCGCTGCTTGTAAGAAAGTTCCTGCTATTCTTAGCTATGCAGATCCGCGCATCTTGGGCAGGTTTGAAAACCAGAACCAGTTCCTCACCCACAATTGTGGAAAGAACGGGACTACAGCGAAGGGTTTCAACCGGCTACATGCTTCTACAGCCATGGAGGACTTGTTTAACCAGTACACTAGTACCGAATTTGCCTCTCGAGCCCCTTGTGGACTCTTGACCGAAGATGAAGTAATCAACGGTGGCGGCAGGTTCACCAAGGTTAACAAGCTCAACATGAGCAAGAGTGCTGGATACCCATTTACTAAGGAGACTAAACATCCTGGTAAGAAGGGTTTCTTTGTTTTCAACGACGAGACCGAGCTTTACGAGATACGTTCTGAAGACTTTCGCGCTCGTGTTGCAAAGCAAGAAGAGCACATGATGAACAATGAACGTCCGGCCTTCATTTGGATGAACTTCTTTAAAGACGAGTTGGTCTCTAAGAAGAAGATTGATGAAGCCCGGACGCGTGTCATTTGTGGATCACCTCTTGATTACACGATGCTCACTCGCAAGTACTTTGGTGCTTTCATTAACGTGTTTTATGCTAGTCACACTCTCACCGATTCTGCCGTTGGCATAAGCGTTTTTAGTGAACAATGGCATAAGATGATTTCGAAGATGAAATCCAAAGCTACACACGGATTCGATGGAGATTTTCGCTCTTTTGATTCTAGGATGCACCAACAGTTTGTCAACCAGTTTGGTTTGTTCGTTGAACAGTGGTTCAGGGAAAATGATCCTAATTACAAACTTTCGGACAAATCTGTGCGGGCAATACTCTTGCACGAGTGTATGCACACGCTCGAGTTGATTGGGAATTCTCTTTACAGGTCTAACCATGGAAACCCTTCAGGCAACCCATTGACAACCATTTTGAACACTTTGTATTCACAGTGGTTGCTGCGAATGGGCTACCTAGCGATGTTTCCTTCCGGTCCGACTGATCCCGATAGTTACCTTGAGGAACACCCAGGTGGGATGCCCGGATTCAGGCGGTATATAGAAGCTGCCGTGTACGGAGATGACCACATGGTGGCTGTCCATCCAATAGCTCAGGCATTTAATGCCCAGAGCTTTGGTGCCTGGCTAGCCACTCACGATATTCAGTACACTCCGGCTGTCAAGGGCGCGGCGTTGTCACCAATCAACCGCCCCATTGAGGAGCTCATGTTCCTTAGTTGCACCACGGTTGTTTCTGACTTGACCCGCAGTTGCACTTACATGCCACGCGTTGACATTTCGTCAGTCGCAAAGTGTGTCAAGTACGTGAGGCCCGAAGGGGACCCCGTTGGAGCGTTGGTTACTAACATCAATGATTCGTTGAGACGAGTCTGGCCTTCGGGTGCTGTGCGATTTAAAGAGATACGAGACGATCTTATTGCGGCTTGTAGGTCTAAATCCATTGACACTGCTGGCATCATGACGTTCGGTGATGGGCTTTACAATTGGTCCGACAAAATACCAATTCGGCCCGATTATGAATACATCCCCCAGAAGGAGCATGAGAGCGACGAGGTTACTTACGAAACCCAAATGCTCGGAGCGACCACCCTGGTTAGTTCTGTTCAAGCCGACAACGTCTCGCAAGCCGTAGTGCCACCGTCTAACGACGGCCCGCGTGCTGAGCGTGTAATGGGAATGAAACAGAGTATTCGACACATCTGCCGTCGAGCACACATGAATTATTATTTCCCTCGCGAAGCTTCAGACGCCCAGAATCGGGTCATTCCCATGCACAGCTTTTATGCTAACGTGCCTTTGAGTGGGATTGACACTGGCTGGCGCCGATCTGGTTTGAGCCATTGGGCGGCCCCTTTTCGTGTTCGCCATGACAGCCCCGTCCTTACCTTTTTGGGGTCCGCTGGAGCCACTTTAGCCTACAGAGCTTACTCTGAAGGTTTTGGTGGCAACAACGGCTTCAATTTTGGTCAGGCTTTCGGCAGAGACCCCGACCCTACGCTGGATACTTGGTTTGGGCCCGTTGATTACGGCTCTGAGGAATCTGGAATCATAATGGTCAAAACCGCTTTTACGACCGCCACTAACACACTTCTTTTGCCAAAGAAGAGTGATGACAATGGCGCGAGCTATAACAACGGTTTTGTTTTCCTGCGACTTGACCCTTTGCCGTTACAACCCGGCCGGGTTGTTGGTTATGCCCAGTTTGGTGATAACTCTAGATTTGGTATGCTTTATGCAGTTCCAAACCTTAAGCTTAATGCTGTTATACAGCCACCAGACACATACCCCACGGCCCTCGGGATGGAATCCAAGGACGTTGAGTACGAGTACCAGATGGGCCAGGCTGTGTCTTATAACCGTAACATAAACATAGCCAACATAACCGACTCGGCCATGGACATTGGTGGTTCCGATGAGTTTGAGAATGGACAATCTGTCGATGCTAAAGCGAGTATGGACAAACACAACATTGGTGTTTCATACATGGCGTTCCAACGTCGTGCGTTTCCGATGTTGTCGAACGGCTGTAACTTGACACAAGCACAACACCTTGCCATCGAACCCGGTGGCACTGTTGGTGCCTTACCTGAGGTTATGTCGACATCCACCGACGAGATGTCGATTGCTCACCTTACGCAGTTGAACTATTATCAGACCTTTATAGTTCCAACGTCTGCAGAGAGTGGTGACGTGATTGCTTTCGGCCAGATTACGCCGACGCCCAATCTACTCACCGCGCGGCTTGGCGACACTTTACAACCACCGATCATAGAATACACTTCAAGTAAGTTTTCTTTCTGGCAAGGCGGACTTAAGTATCGATTTTCGGTGTCTAAAGCCCAGGTGGCCACAGGGCGCTTAGCTGTGGTGTTACTTTATGGCAAAACGTCAGTGCCAGCAAGTCTTCCGAATGTCATGGGCCAATACGCTCATGTCCTCGATTTGACTTCTGACAACTTGACTTTTGACATTGAAGCCCCATATCGCTCAGTGGTTCCCCGCCTGAACGTGGCGAGTGGAGCAGTCAATCTCGGATCTTTGCATCGTTATTCTATGGGAATGTGGGCTCTTGTTGTGTTGAACCCTGTTAGGACGACCACTACTGCTGCCCCTTTCTTGTACGTGAACATGTTTATGGGAGCCGCCGATGACTTCAAGCTCACTGTGTACGGTCAGAAGAACTACACTTTGATTGCTGAGATTGGCGTTCCACCCGGTCTCGCCGACGAGCGCGAACTCCCGGATTTGGTTTCAGATGACGACGAAGACAGCGACGATGACGACGAAGACGATGTCTCTTATGAGTACCAGATGATGTCCTCCAGTGACGCTAATGGTGCAACTGGGGTGACGTTTTCCGAAACGTCAGCTGTTGCTCCACTGCGCGACAACGCTCAGGAGGTCAAACGCACTTCACATGCTGATTCGATGCTACCGGAGAACCAAATCAGCTTCACGTCGCTGGCCCAAAGGCCACAGCTGGTTTCCACTTTTAAGTGGAACGTCGGCGACGCGAAGAACGTCGAGATTTTCTCTGGCAGAGTGCCTTGGGATTTCATCATTGGTTCCAACGTGGCGCCTTTCAAGCAGTTCCAGTACTATCGTGGTAGTCTACACGTGACAGTCAAGGTTCAAGCAACAGCGTTTCACACGGGGACTCTGATTGTTTACTTCGTACCTTTGACTTCAGACGCGGAGATAGACGCCCACCACGTCAGCAGCGTGCCCAGTAAGACTATCGTGCAGCACCAATTTCTTGTTGCTTCGGATTCTAACACTGTCACGTTGAATATCCCTTTTCATCAGATTCAGTCTTGGCTGAACACTGATGATCAAAGGATCGATTGTGGTGGACTACGTGTTGCAGTCTTCAACCCCCTGGTCGTCGGTGAAGGCCAATTGGACAACGCAGAAGTTTCTCTGTTCGCGTCGTTCCCAGATTCACAGTTTAAAGTCATCAATCCTGATGCTTTTCCTACTGTGCGATTCAGAGAAATTGGGTGAGAACCCACACCGTCTTCTTTGCATATTCCCAT